GGCGTGTTGAGGTTGAAGTTGAGGTTCGAGCCGAACGCGCTGTTGATGTCCGCCTGGACGCCCGTAAGGATCGCAGGCCCCGATGGAGCCTGGAACCCGGTTCCGGTGTTGTAGACGAGCGGCGGAACATTCGTCGACATGTCACGCGTTCCCGCCCGGAAGTGGGTTCAGCACAGTGAAGTTCGCGACCGAGACTTGTCCCGTAGACTGGCTCTTGGTCTGCACCTGTCCGGCGAGGTTACGGTTGGTGAATGCGGTGATGAAGCATTGCGCCGAGACGACCTCCGGAACGGTCAGCGCCGCGGCCGCGAGCTGCGCCTTGACCAGCGCCAGCGACGCCTGTTTGCCGAAAATCTGCTGCGAGTAGGGGACGCCGATCGTCGTGTCCCAGAAGACCTCGCCCAGGAATGTTTTGATGGCGCTCGCAGCGTCCTGCGCCAGCGAGTACGGGTCGCTCGCGACGGCTATATTGCCGTGAGCGTCGAGCACAAGATCCCACGCGGCGACGTCGAGCAGGAGGGTCTGCATGCGGCCTCCGAATCCCGCCGCGACAGTATCACGATCCCGGCGTCGGCGGGCCGCTGGTGCCGCCTCCGGTCGTCACACCGCTGTGCGTGTGGTTCTTGTAGCTGATCAATCCGTCTGCGGAGAAGTCCGACCCTGTTATCGTGCCCGCGACGGTGAGGTTCCCAGTCATAGACCATCCGTTCGCGCCAGTCGTGAGCCGATTCCCTTGCTGGTCGAGGATGACGAGTGTGCCATCGGGCTTGAGTTGCAAGTAAGCCGAGGTCACGGCTTGGCTAGGCAATCCGCTCGGCAGATAGAAGCCATCGCTCATGCTGTACTTGCGCCGCGAGGCCGGTGTTGTCTGCTTCCCGCCGCGCACAACGCTCGACGAGTCGCGGTCGCAGCAGAGCATGAGACCGAGGTCGTTCACCGCCGGATCGGCGATGATGGACCACGGCCCCACAGTGAACCGGTAATATGGAATCCCGAACACCGTTTGATGCTGGACCGCATAGCCGTTGCCGTCGATCTGATTGACCAGCGGCAGGACATCGACCGTCCCGGCGACCGGCGGCGAGCCAGCGCCGGGATGTACCGCGATCACTTGAACGACCTTGACGGTGTTGATCTGCGCGATGCGCTGGCGAACGATGAAGTCGATGACGTTCGACCAATCGGCGTAATCCTGCGGCTTCTGCTGCCCGTAGCCGAAGGAGCCGGTGTCGCTCATAGCCATCCATCCAAGAATGCGTGGATTGTCCACCAGCCAAATATAGGCACCCGAGACATTTCATCGTCTGAGTGGAATGGTTCTTCCCAAAACCAAAGCGGGGTCCTCATGACGGCGGCCCTATCGTCCCGGGCGGCACAGGAGCGGAGAACTGCGAAGGCTGGCAATAGGCGACGCCCGCCCATTCCCCTTTCGGCAGGAAAGAGTCCAGCGCGAGGTCGAGCTTCTGCACGACCCACGTCTTGTTCGCCTGCGGCAAGCTCGACTGCACTTGGATCATCCCGCCGAACGCCACCAGCGGGTTGAAGACGTGGCGCACCACGAGGTAGCCGTTTCCAGCGAACGTGGGATAGCCGATCATCCCCGTGTTCGGCGAGAGGAGCGGCATCGGCGCATTCGTCACGCTGCGCGCGCCGCCGACAGGCCAGATCGCTAGCGTAGAGCCGCCATTGACGATCTCCGCGTTGATGTTCGCATCCCTCGCCGCCTGCTGGACCTGCTGCCAAACGTTGCCGCCGTAGTAAGGGTTCGAGAGCTTTGCCGTAACCCCATTATTCTCTAGCTGCTTGTTCATGAGCCGCGCGTAGCCGGACATCATCGTCGCCACGTCGGTCACACCCGTGAAAGATGATGGCGTCGCGGCCACCGTCGCGTCGTCCAGCCCCGCTTGACAGGTGAATACGAAAGGCACGTCCGGCATGTTGTCGTACTCGCCGTAAGCCTGCCACGCGACGCCGCCGAAGACCGGAGAGAGGCCCGAAACCGCATCGCCAGCCGACACGATCACCGAGTTTCTCTGGACCGAGTCGAAGACCATGCCGAGCGTCGAGAGTTGGTTCATCAGCGATTGGTTCACGCCCCACACGCGGATGGTCGCGTAGCTACCGCTCGGCGCGCCCGCGTAACTCACACGCACGGATGTGCGATGGCCGATGAGCGTGACCGCGTTCCCTCCGCCCGCGAAGTTCGCGAGCGCGTTGACCATCGCGCTGCCGGGATTGAGCGTCACGCTCACTTGCAGGAGCTTTTGCGTGAACGACGACTGCGGCTGGAACGGCGTCTGCGGGAACGGCGACCCCGGCGGCGGGGACGACTTGGTGATCTCCAGAGCGGCCGTCATATTTGATCCACGAGCTGCGCCAGATCGGCGGGCGTGAAGTACATCAGGAGGAAGCGTGAGCCGATGCCGGTGTAGACCGGATCGCTCGACCCCTGCGAGTCGAACCACGCGAGGTCGCCAACGAAGCCCCGATATGCGTCGCGGACGATCAGATTGAGGTTCCAGCAGATGACGCCCGCAATCACGAGACTCCCCGCCAGATACACATCGGTGAAAAGCCCGTAATCGTATTGGTAGATGTTCAGCATCACCGCTTGATTGTTCAAGCTCGCCTGGACTTGCTGGTTCGGCAGCGTGAGGACGGGAACGACGAGCATGTCACGTCAGTCCGGAGGTGGTGATGCTGCTCTGTTCCGAGGACGTCGGAGGCGTCGGCGACGACTGCCCCGCTCCGAACTGCCCCGCTTGCCCCGGAGCCTGCGTGTTCTGGAACAGCGCGGTCGACGTCTCGATGACCTCGGTCAGCCACAAATCCACGACAATGAGGCCAACGCCCTGGTCGGCGGTACGCACGAGGTCGCGATGCGTGAAGTTGTAGGACAGAAACACCTGCTCCGGCGTCACCACGTCGTAGAGGTCCGTCGTGTTCATCACAGCGTCGATGGTGGCGAGGAACGCTTGCCGGTTGAACACCGAGCCGCCCGCCGAGAGCCGTATCCTTATCTCTGATGGAAGCCGGGCCTTGTCGTAGGATTGGAAGCCCCCTTGCTCCACGGATAGTTCGAAATGGGCCAATCCTGGCGGTACTCGAACGAGACTTGCGAGTCGTAGAACAGCACCGGGATGCCGAATAAAAAGATGCCCCACTGCGGAAACAAGAAGTTGATCAGCGCGCTCACCGCGTCGCTCGCGAGCACCGACAGGGACGAGATCGGAGCGAAGCTGGTCAGCGCCGGGACGCCGGGAAGGTTCGGGACGAACGGCATCTATGTCAGCCCGTAGTTGGCCTGGGCCACCGCAGCCATGCGCTTCCATTGGTCCGGTATCTCCGCCGCCACGTCCTTCGGGTCTGCCTTCGATGACGTGATGTTGAGCGTACCGATGGTCACTGTGCTCGTCTGGTTCATGCTCGTGTTCGCTCCCGAGCGCGGCGATGGAGCAGGAGCGGATGGCGTCGCGGGCGCGTGCTCCGCACCGCTGCGCAGATGCGTCCCCTCCGCACGCGACATGCCGCGCATGAGTTTCACCACCGTCTCCGGGTCCTGCAAGTTCGGCTTGTCTCCCGGCTTGAACCCCGTCTCTTTGGTCACGGTCGCGAGGTATCCCGGCGTCGGATGGTCCGCCCACTTGTTCACAATCTCTTCGACGGAGAGGCCCTGATACTTCGAGGCGAGCAAGTTCGCCATCGCCGTCGCCCCGGTCACCGGGTCGGGGAACTTGGCGAAGCCCATCTCGTCCTCACCGGTCGCGCCGTGCGCCTTCGCGAACGCACCCATCTTGATATTGCCGGGGTTGTTGTTGCGGTCGCCGCGCGACGTGCCCTGCAAGAAGCCGAAGACGCCACCCTCATGCTTTATCGCGTCATCGAGGAGCTTCTGAGCCGGGGCCGGAAGCCCGAGCAGCTTGCGCCAATCGCCGGACATAACCGCCTTGATAAAGTCCGTGATCTCATTGAGGGACTGCGTCAGTGTCGGGAACGTCTCGCGCGCCAGTCGAATCAGCGCGAGGTCGAGCAGCGCGAAGTCCTTGGACATGGCCTCCGCCTGCTTGGCCCTCTCCTCCTCCAGTGGAGCAAGCTCGGCCGCAGCCTTGCGCATGCGCTCCAGCTCCTTCGTACCGCCCATGAGCGCATTGATCATTCCCTGCGACATGCCGGGGAACTGCTGGAGGAAAAAGCGGATCATCTGCGGCGACATGCCTCCCGCCTGAGACTTCTCAGCAAACTGCGCTAGCCGGTCGAGGATCTCCGTCACCGGCATGCCCGCGCGGATGCCCGCCCGAGCCATCACCATCGCCTGCGGCCCAGAAGGGATGCCAGCGCCCGCCTGGAGGCCCGCCATAGCGTCGCTCATCGCCGCAAAGCTAGCGCTCGCCTCCTCGGCCGTCCCACCGACTTGCTTCACGATGCCCTGCCAGATCGACATCTCGCGGGTGTTCGCACCTATCGAGCGGGCGAGGCGGCTGGTGTGCGCATCCATCTGGATTACCCGGTCGATGAACGAGCCTATGGCCGCACCGCCGAGAACCCCGAGTAGACCGCCAAATCCGCCCTTGAGGGCGGTGAACACTTCCGTGATCTTGTGCGTGGTGCCCTCGACGCTATCGCCGAGACGCGTCGTCACGTTCCTGGCCTTGTCGAGGAACGCCTCAACCTCGCGCGAGCCTTCCCGGAACTGATTAGCGTCCAGGCCAAGTTCGACCACAAGGCTATCGATGACGGTCGCCATCTACCTATCCCGCTGCTTCTCGCGCCACTCGGCGACGATTCGCTCATTCTCGACGTCAACCGAGACTATCTCAAGAAGGTCGTATAAGTCCTCCAACCCGTAGATCGTCTGAAGCTCGTACAGAGTGACCCTCGGCCTGTCGGCGGACAAGACCGTCGCTATGCGGGCGGGGACGTTGGGGTATCGGACGAGATCGGGGCCGACATTATCTTCCGATACAAACTCGACAGGGCGTCGGTCACGGAAAAACCCACGTGCAAGCTGAGGACCTCCAGCCTCAGCCAGATGCGGGTCGCCACCTCCTGCGTGTCCTCGTCCTGGAATGGAGTCGCGATCTCCATATGCTTGTGCGGGTCGCGGATGATCGTCACGCACTCCAGCAGCTCGTCCCACAGCGGGACGATCTCGGCGCTCACGATGTTGCCGCGCAGAAACGTGTTGATGGCGAGAACAGCGAGGCCCTCCCACCCGATGCCGCTCAGCTCCAGCGGAATCTGCCCGCCGGAGCGGTTGTACGCGAGCATCATGCGGAACAACCAGTTCTCGGCCTTCGCCGCCGACCACTCGGTGAGCTGGAAAACCTTATCTTTGTCGCGATTGTCCGTCCCGGGGAAGTCGGGGACGACGACCTTCTTTTCTTTCCGAGCCATTAGTGAGCCGTCGCCCAGTCCGAGATCACTCAGGGACCAATCTCACCCGAAGGTAGAGACCTATTAATTCGACGGCTCGCTGATAAACCCGTCACGCAGGAGCTGGAGCGATCCTGTTCCAGGTGATCTGAAACCGGCGCGGCGTCAATGTCCGCTTCCCGTCCGGAGTAGGCTTGTAGCCGCTCAGCACGCCGTTCGACAAGGTAAACTTGGTGCTTATCGCCGGGAGAATGATGGTGCCGTTCAGCGGATAGACATCCAGCGCCGCCACTTGCTGCGTGTAGAGCACATCGAAGAAGCTGTTGCTCGGGCTGTTCGCTTGCAGCGCGATGTTCTGGACAATAGCGACGAAGACGAAGCCGAAGCTCAGCACACCATCCACGCCCATGAGCGTCTCGACGGACCGGACGTTCTCGGTGTCGAACACGTCGTCCACCGCGAACTGCTGCATCTGCACGGGCGCAGGGAACAGGATCGCTTGCTGGAGCGTGAGGACCGCGTTCGCCGATGTGATCGTCGCCATCTCATTGCCTCACTGTAGCTCGACCGACGCCATCGTGATCTGCTGGACACTACCGCGGTCGAGATACCAAAAATTGATGGGCGGGGTGGACCGCGCGGCCCTCGACGCAGCCGATGCCTGAAGGATCTGGAGGTAGTAGCCCTGCGTCTGGAGGGTCTGATCGACGGCTGTCCCGGCCGCAGCGTTTACGGCCGCCGCCTCTGCCGCCGAGATGGTCCCGGGCGCGAACGCGCCGAAGTTCAAGCCCGCGTTAATCGGCCCCGCGAGGGCATTGGCAATGAGCGAGTTCCCGGCGACGCTGTAGGGAATCGACGGCGAGTTCTGCAACAGCGTGAGCAGCGCAGCTTGGAAGCTGTTGTTGAGCCAAATCTGGTCGAGATACGAATCAAACCACTTGAACGTCCCGGTGCATTGGCCGTTCTGAATCCACGTGAAGTTCGCGCTCGCCGACGCGTACACCCCGCCGAAGTTGTAGCCGTTGGCCTGCAAGTTCGCCGCGACCGTGGCTGAGGTCACACCGGCAGTGAGGCCCGATTGCCACTTGAATGCAAAGGTGATCCTTCCCGCTAACTGAGTGAAGTTGATAGAGGCCGCGATGCCGCACGCGAGCGCGTCGCCGCGAAGATTTGTCCCGCCCGATCCACCCGGCTCCCAGATGAGGAACGTCCCGGAATCGCCTGCGGCCGCGAGGATCTGTCCGAGGCTCGTCGGCGCGGGAGACGTGGTACTCGGCGTCGCGTCGGTGTCCCGGCAGACATAGGCGAAGCGATTGTTCTGCGTGTTCTTCCAGTTCGCAAAGGCGAGCTTCGCGGTGTTGCTTCCCGTAGCCAGCGCAACATCCGGGTCGACCACGTTCATGAAGGTCGCCCAGTTCGAGTTGATGGCGACGACGGCGTTCATGAATGCGGCCGTCGTCTGCGTCCCCGCTCCTTGCGAGAGCACGGCCCCGCCCGCCTGCGTGAGGAGCAGACTCGTCCCGAGTGTGCCCGAGGCGAAGGTGACGGTGGACCCCGACCCAGTGCTCCCCGATGAGACGACGAAGGCCCCCGAGATGCTGTCGTAGGTGACGCCGGGGTTGTTGATGTTGATGGCGATGAACCCAGCGGAGTTGCCGCCCGATTGCGAGAGCTGGTAGGTGCCAGCCCCGCCCGTGCCGCTGAGGAGCGCGCTGATGTAGGTCCCAGCCACGACAGACGTACCGGTGACGACCTGGCCGACGGCTAGCGGGCCGCCAGAGAGGACCGAGGCGACGGTCAATATGTTGCCGCCGACCGAGCCGTTGATGCTCGCGACCTGACTGCCGGAGATGTTCAGGGCAGCGTTGACGAGGACCGCTGCCCCCGAGAAGCTCGTGGCGGCAGCGAGATTGGCGCTGCCGCTCTGGAGCGCGCCGTCGATGGTGACCGAGATCGGGCCGGAGAGCGCCTGAAGCTGCGCGAGCGTGAGAGATGAGACATTGCCGCCGCGCAGATATGCGCTGACCGGCGTCGCAATGGGGAACTGAGCGAACAAGAGAGCCGCCGGAAGCATCGTGGCCCCGCTGTAGCCCGCGAAGTAGATGGCGGCGATGGCGGACTCGGGCGCGGTCGGCCCGAAGAAAGCGGAGACGGCCGCAGCGTTCGGGAAGCTCGCGACGGTGCCGATGGGGACGCGCGTGCTCTGCGTGATCACCAGCCCGACGAGGTTCAGCCCCAATCCGCCAGCCGAGATGACGCTCGGGTTGACTGCGACGAGAGTAGAGGCGGGTATCGTCATTCTGGCCTCACCCGTAGGTGGCTTGGACGCTGATCAGGTTCACGCGCAGCGATTCGGCGAACTGCTGCGGCAGTGTTACCACGTCGTTGACCTCCACACGAGCCTCGACCACCCACCGCCATTCGAACTGCTGGTTTTCGTTGATGAACGGCATCTGCTTGGCGTCATCGGCGTGCAGGGGCGTGACGTCGTAGTGCGGCACCTGATTCGCGAACTGCGTCGTGGCGAACTCGTCCCGGAACAATGTCGAGACCGTTCGCGCCATGTCCCCCGCGTCCGACGTCGATGCACTGTGAAAGTCTAACTGGATGACTAACTCGGCACTCTGCATGTAGGTCTGCTGCCCCGCCGCCATCAACTCGCTCGGGACAAGCTGCCCAGGCGTTACCGACCACAGGCCAGGGCCGGGACCGAGGCCGGTGATCACCGTGCCCGCGGCGACGCCCGCGCCAAAGATGACGCTCCCGATCCCCACGGTGCCGAACGATAGCGACGAGATGGACAAGGTCGTGCCGCCGATGGAGCCGAAGAACCGCGCATCCTGGTAGGCATCGAGGTTCGTCGCCAAGCGCGTGTAGCGGATCGGCGTCATCACCACGAAGTCGGGCGACTTCGGCTCGGGGACGCGGTTCTGCTGCGCGGCCACGACATCGACCGATGGCCCGAGTACCGCCATGATGAAGCTGCGCAGCATCGCCTGCGCGTTCGACTGCGTCGGGACGACCGGCGATGCGAAGTCGTCGCTATCCGACATCGAGGTAATAGCTCACGTTCAAGAGCGCGTTCGCCCCGGTACTGAGGAACTGGAGTTTCGTCGGATTGCCGCTGTACTCGAACGGCACCGCGCTCGCGACCAGGAGCATGCCCACGTTCGCCGAGAGCGGGCCGCTGTCGTCGCGCCAGCGGATGTTGGTGGTCTCCGCCACCATGAGGATGCGGTTCGCCTGCGCAGGGATGATGAAGGTCCCGGCGGTCCCGGTGAGGCCGCCGACGGTGCCGCTGGTCACCGTGATCTGAGCATAGCCGAGCGGGACGTACGATTTGCCGATCATGGCTCTCACCCTGGGATGTTGAACGAGGATTGGACGTTGAACGCGAAGTCGCGCGTCGCCGCGATGAACCCCGTCCCCTGCCACGTCCCTTGCCAGATGCCGGAGACCGAGGGGATGAACGTGAAGGTGTAGACGCCCGCGCTCACGCGCACGATGTCGCTGGTGTGCTGCTGCGGCGGGCCGCTCGGCGGCGTGAGGAACAGGATGACGTTAGTCGGGTCCGTAGGCACGCCCGTTAGCGAGGCGATGAAGGTGCCCGTGAGCTGGAGCGTCGTGTCGATGGGGAAGCTCCCCGTCTCGACGACCGGCATCCACACTTGGACTATGCCATCCATGCCTACGGCCTCGTGAGCGTGGGATTCGGGCTGCGGGACGGTATCACGTTCGCGAGGATGTAAGGAATGAACACCTCATGGTCGGCGTTGTGCCGGAGCGACGGCAGGATCGCGTGGGCCGGGGCCGCGAACTTGCCGACGAAGTGCGGCTCGAAGCCGAAGCCGATCTGGATGTCGTTCGGGACGGTCTGCCGGAAGCCGGGAAGGATCAGGTGGGTGAGCGGCCGGTGTTTTCCAAGGAAGTGAGGCTGCGCTTCGGCGGTGAACGCGGTCCTCGATGCCGTGTCGACGTTGTGCCGCAGAACCGAGAGCAGCCGGAACGAGACCGGAGAATGTCTGCCGATGAAGTGCGGATGATGGGTGCCTTCCTGAAACGATCCGGGAGGCGTCGCTTCAAAGTCCTGGCGCAGGAGCGCGAGCAAGCGATGGGGAATAGGCGCGTGCCTGCCGACGTGGTGCGGTTGAGCTTCGGTGGCCGGGACCGGCCACTCGCTCTGCTGGCGCAGCAGCGGGAGCAGCGCGTGCCTTGCTGGAGCGTGCCCGCCGAGGAAGTGGACGTTCGTCTCCGGCACGCCGTCGGTCGGGACGTTCTGGCGATGAGGCGGAGCGATCTGGTGCTTGGGAGCAGCGTATCTGCCGATGAAGTGCGGCTCGGTCGAGGGCTGGACCAGCTCGACCGTGTTGAAGAAGTACCGAATGGCATGCTGCGGCTGAGTGAAACGCCCGACGAAGTGCGGGTTCGCTGGCGGGAAGTCCGATGGATCGACGGTGTCGGTGTTCTGCCGGAGCGCAGGCTGGATGGCATGGACCGCGGCGCTGAACTTGCCGATGAAGTGCGGTTGCGCTTCGGCGACGAATGACGCCGGGGACGTCGCGTCGAAATTCTGCCGGAGCGCGACGCTGATCGAGTGCGATAGAGGCAGGAATTTGCCGAGGAAGTTAGGGTCTTGCCGCTGCACGATCGGCGGCACGTCGCGCGCATCGTTCTGCCGCAGCGCCGCTTGGATAGAGTAGATCGGGACGATGAACCTCCCGAGGAACGGCGGCTGCGTCTCGGCCACGAAGGCGGCGGGCGCGACTGCGTCCACGTTCTGCCGGAGGTCAATCCTGATCGAATGCGTGAAAGGCTTGAACCGGCCGAGGAAGTGCGGGTCCTGCTCAGTGATCGTATCGTCGCGCGCCGCGTTCTGGCGCAGGAGCGCCGTCAGCGCGTGCGTCGTCGGGGCGTATTTGACACCGCGGGAAGGCGCGGCCACGTCCCCCGAGATCGTGTTGTAGCTAATAACGATGA